CCCCAAACGACGCTGAAGCGTTTTCTGTGCTGAACCCAATGCTGATGACCTTGTCTGGCGGTCTAATAGGCTTGCTGGCATCCAACGGATTAAAGAGCAAACCGAAAGGCAAAGACGATGAAGCAGAGTGACAAAGCAATGTTGGCCAGTTACGGCCGATCAGTGGTCGCAGCAGTTATCGCTGTTTATTCCACAGGCAACACCAACCCAGCCGACCTAGGCAAAGCAGCGTTAGCCGCGCTTGTGCCAGTTTTGTTGCGTTATGTGAACCCAAAGGATTTGGCTTTCGGTCGTGGCCGTACCGCATAAACACAAAATCATTTTGCCTGCAACGTTGCAACATGTAACGCCAGGAGAAATGCCAACAAACTTGCTGGCCGAAATTAAACCGTACGGCAAATTGCATTTGTTAGCAGCGCAAGCATGGATGGCATGGCGTGATCGAGCGTTCGCCGATGGCATCAAAACGTTTAAGCCCAGTAGCGCTAACGATTGTTATAGATCACTAGCCACCCAGACAATCGCATGGAATGATCGCATGCAATTAGTCCCAATTGAAGGCGTGAAACCCCGGGTGTATCAGGGCAAAAACTGGTATCTGAAAAAAGGCAAAGCACCTATTGCGCAACCTGGAAAGTCGAATCACAATCTTGGTTTGTCTGTTGACGTGAGCGAAGCATCAGGCGAGCGTTTAGCATTTATGGCAGAGACCGCCGCGCTGTACGGGTTCACATGGGAACTGGATTCCGAGCCTTGGCACGTCAACTACTACACAGGCGACCGTGTTCCAGCCCTTGTACAGCAATGGAAAGACGCGAAATCCTTGCAATAGCCTGATGGTTTGCCTACGGTGGACACACCGACGAAAGGCCACAAACCATGAATCACAAGACCTACCACTACGAAGTGTTTCTCACTTCACTTGATGACGGTCAACAGTGCATGGTGCAGATTTTCCGTGACCCCGAAAACGGCCGCGTGTTGCATTCGCAACTCGCATTCAAGAGCGCCACAGGTAGTTGGGGCGTTCCGTACCAATTGGAGAAAATGTGACATTTACAGCCCCCAAAATTATTGCAAGCCTAATCACAGCACTATGGGGGTTAGCGCTTGCCGTAGGCCCTGTAAACAGCGAATCAGGGCAACCTAGCCGAACCCTTGACGTGCATCCTTACCTGATTGAGCCCAGCACAACGACATCAAGCACGTTGTTTATTGACCCATATTCGACAGCCCCAGAACAATTTGCAGCGCTGGCCGTGAACCTTGGCTGGCCTGTTGAGGAATACAAGACATTGGTCAGAGTGATAACACGCGAAAGCAAAGGGATAGCCATCGCACACAACAGCGATGACCCTATGGGTGGCAGTTATGGTTTAATGCAGATCAACGGTTTTTGGTGCAAAGGCGCAAACAGTTTTCTACAAAAAGCAGGCCTGCTGACCTCATGCGAAATGTTGCTAGACCCACAAATTAACTTGCGCGCTGGCCTAATAATTTTCACACGTTCGGGATGGTCACCATGGAGAACAGCAAAATGAGCGAAGGGGTAGCGTGGAATCAAGGTGAACTATCTGAAGAAACCCGAAATTTGGTATTGGAGTCAACAGCAATGGCAAACCACACAATGGCGATGTTCAGTTTGCTTGAAGAAATTGCGCGCCCTAAACATGCGCCTAAAAAGTTTCGTGACGATCACTTGATTCGAGGCTTGCGCAACATGCTGATTGACTTTCAATTGAGTGGCCAAGATGACTATGCAGAATGTGTTATTTTGGCAATTGAAGGCCTAGGCGGCCAGATTAAACCCGACTAATGAAAGAGAATCCCGACATGTCAGAACAACTAGAAATGTTTACATCCACTATCGGTTTAGGTGGCCACAAAACAAAAGTGGCACTAGACCATCCAAGCGTTGCAGTACGTCACGACGCACGCGACACATCACGCGAAGCAGCTGAAAGCGCAAAACCACACGCTGGCAAACAACGCGAACTGATTCATTTTTGGATTAAATGGGCTGGCAAATCCGAAGCAAAAGGAATGACAGCAGACGAAATTTCAACCCTGTTGTTATTGCCGGCACAATCTGTTTCAGCGCGCATTAACGGGCTACACAAAGACGGCTACATCATGGACAGCGGCGCACGTCGCAAAACACGTTACGGTCGCAACGCAATTGTTTGGGTGGCTTGCTGATGGCATTTGATCTTTCAAACTACGAAACAGTTGAATCACGATTGGCGCGCTTCTGGGAAGCACATCCAAACGGCCGTGTGCGAACCCAAATGTTGAACTACACAGGCGATGCTTGCGTTTTCTATGCCGAACTATATGCAGACAAAGACGACAAAGACCCAGTCGCCACAGGATGGGCAGAGGAAATAAAAACTGATCGCGGCGTGAACGCAACATCGTTTGTCGAGAATTGTGAAACATCAGCAATTGGGCGCGCTTGCGCTAATTTTGTGTTTGCCACGCAGGGCAAAAGGCCATCCCGTGAGGAGATGTCTAAGGTGGCCCGATCGGATAGTCAGGTCACGCTTTCACCGATCGGGTCATCCAAACCTGTTCACACGCCCCAGGGCGCGTTTGCGACACCGAAACAGATTGGCTACATCAAGAAACTGGCAAAGGATGCAGGGCTTGACGATTTGCGTTTGCTGGAACTGATCCAACGCACGTTGAACAGCGATGAAGCGGTGCTGGAACTATTGAAATCACATGAAGCGAGCGCAGTGATCGAGACTTTGAAATGACATTGGATGAAATGCTTGACGCGATTGAACGGTTGCAGGTTGTCTATAACCAATTTGCCGATGATCAGAACCGCAGCAAAGAAAAGATTCGATGGGCAATAAATCACCTTGCAGACAAGATTTGGTCGGAAACGCTTTAATGAAACTTGATTCAAAGATCAGCGAAGCCGATTTCAAAGACATGGTGATCAGCATCGCTAAACGTTACGGCTGGTTAGTGCATCACGATTTGCCATCAATGAACAGGCGCGGCGCTTGGGCAACACACGTTCAAGGCGACACAGGGTTTCCCGATCTGTTCATGGTTCACCCATTCCAAGGTGGTCGGCCATTAGTCATTGAATTAAAGACAGAGAAGGGGAAACTAACCCCGGGTCAAAAGATTTGGTTGAACGCTTGTGAGATGGCTGGCTGTCATGCAGCTGTTTGGAAGCCATCCGATATGGAGTACATTCTTTACACTTTGAGCAATCCCAGAGCATAAACAATCGGCTAGTCGCATGACCTACACCGTCGCAAGGTGATCGGGTAACACACGGAAAGCGTGGGTAGACGGTCGCGCCTCGAATCATGCAAGACGAAATGGTTTGGGCAATGCGGCTGGGCGATCAGTAAACAGACTGATGAAGTAATGCAATAGGGATCTGGGTTGGGCAAGCCAGAGGGTGGAGCATTCACACAACTGTTCACATCACAACAACAAATGACATACAGTAAACAAACAGAACACGAAAGGCCAAGCCCGACATGACAGCCCCCCAGCACTACCAACGACAAGGCGCGCCAGCGCCGCGTCAGCACAAGCGAAGCGCGTGAGATGCCACGTCAACACACAACAAACAACAAGGCCTACGCACACGCTCGACGCAGACTGTTAGAGACCAACCCCCAATGCCATTGGTGCGGCAACCCTGCAACCGAAGCCGATCACCTCGTGCCAGTACTGGAAGGCGGAGATGACAGCCCAGAAAACCTCGTCAGTTCATGCAAATCATGCAACGCAAAGCGCGGAGCAATACTAAAAAACAAAACAACCGCACAAAGAAAACAAAAACGAAATTCCGTTTTAAATTCAAAAAATAATTCTGATTCCGTTTTTTTATTGGGAAAAGATAGCCCCCGAGCCCCTCGCTTTCCCTTATCCCCGAACGGGTCTGAACTGGCCAGAACTAGCCAGGATCAGCCGAGATTGGAAAGCCCTTGCCCTGATGCGGCTGGATCGTACGGGCCAGCTGTTGGGGTATGGGCTAGTCAGCATTTGGGCGTTGATTTGTTCCCTTGGCAACAGCATGTTTTGAATCAGCAGTTACTTCATGACGAAAATGGTGATTTGTTGAACCGTGTTTCGTTGGTTTCTACTGCGCGACAGAACGGAAAGTCAACCGCGCTGGCCGCGCTGGTTGGTTGGTGGCTTACAGAGATGCCCAAAATACGGGGGCAAAAACAAACCGTGTTGACTACCGCAAACCGTCTTGACCTTGCCGTGTCTTTGTTTGATTTGCTCGCCGACACGTTGGAAATCAAGTTTGGCGCGCGACTTGTCAAGGCTTACGGGCGCAATGCGGCCACAATGGCTGACGGTACGCGCTGGACTATTCGAGCCGCCAAACCAAACGTTGGTCACGGTACGTCAAATGATCTGATTGTTGCCGACGAAATCTGGGATATTTCCCCTGAAGCCGTTGACGGCGGTTTGATCCCATCACAGCGCGCCAGACGATCCCCCTTGCTTTCCATGTGGAGTACAAGCGGCACTGAAGCATCAATTCTGATGAAAAGGTGGCGTGAACAAGGGTTGCGCGCAATAGACCAAAACAAAACATCAAGTTTCTATTTCGCCGAATGGTCACCTGACCCATCCTTGGATGTGAACTTGGAAAGCACTTGGGTTTGGGGTAATCCGAGCCTGAATCACACAATCAGCCTGGATACGTTGCGCGCCGAATCATTAAACCCGAACCGCGCCCAGTTTTTGCGCGCATCATGCAACCTTTGGGTGGCCAGCGATCAAGGTTGGATTCCACCCGGGGTTTGGCCAGCGCTAGAATACAGCGACCCAATCCCAGACGGCGGATTCTGTGCAATTGAAGTTTCGCTAGACGATTCACGATATTTTGGGGTGCGCGCAGTCCAGCTGCCAGATCGCAGAGTTGCGGTGACTGTTGCATTCGTGACCGATACCTATTCGGGCATGCTTGCTGAAGTCGCGCAACTAACAGCAACAAATGTTCGGTTTCTTATCTCGCCGTCAATCCAAATTCACTGGCCGACCCAATACCAAACGCGAACCGAAATCGTCGGATATGGCGAAATTGTGCGTTACACCCAAGGCGTGAAAAACATGATTTTTGAATCGTTGCTGGTTCACGATGGATCAAAACAACTTTCCGAACATGTCCAACGTGCAGTAGCGGTCAAAGCCGAATCATCCATTGCACTATCGAGCCAAAGGAGTCCAGGCGAAATTGCGTTGGCTCGTTGCATGGTTTGGGCAGCCGCTTTGGCCAGTCGCCCAGTCATCAGCGGAAAACCCATCATCGCTGTTCCAAATAGGTAAAGTCATATCGGCGTTGGCCCTTGCTTACCTTTCGTCGGGATCGGATATGTCTTAGGGCCAATGCCACCTAACTTCCGACAGATATGAGAAACTAAAAACATGGCGCTGTTCAAAAAAGGCATCACAAAAGCCGCAATCTCACAAGACGAACCAAAGGTTCAAGCGGCAGCAGGTGGCACTTACTACACGGGCAACGGTTCAGGCGCGCAATCAATCGGCGAATATTATTCGTACATCCAAGGCGACATGCGCAACCGCGCAATGCAAGTTCCAACAATCAATCGTTCGCGTGACTTGATCGCGTCAGTCCTTGCATCAACACCGTTGAAAATGTATCGCAGGCGTTGGGATGACGTTGAAAAAGAACTTGTTGACGAACCGATTGCCCCTCGATCATGGTTGCAACAACCAGACCCCCAACTTAGTTATTCCGCTTTCATGTCATGGGTTCTGGATGACCTCATGTTTTTCGGTAGATGCTTCCTCTGGGTTAGCAGTAGGACTAGCGATGGCCTACCTGCATCGTTCAGCAGATTGCCGGCCGCAATGGTGAACACGCTTGACATTCAGCCCCCAGTTGTGGCGTTCGGTAAATCAAACGAAATCTATTTTCAAGGCGCACAACTACCAACCGACGATGTAGTTCAGATCATTGGCGGAAATCAGGGTTTGCTTTATCAATCACCACAAGTCATCGCAACATCGCTTGCGCTTGAACAAGCACGTTTGCGCAACGCAAGTTCTGCCCTGCCTGCTGGCGTTTTGCGCACCACTGGCGAACCGCTTTCATCGCAAGAACTTTCTGATTTGGCACAGTCATTTGAGCAAGCGCGCAAATCCAACCAGATTGCAGCGATCAACCAGTTTGTTGAATGGCAGCCAACCGATGTTGACGCATCAAAAATGATGTTGAACGAAGCAGCTGAATTCCAATCCAAGGAAGCGGCCAGAATGTGTAACGTGCCGTTTTTCCTCAATGGAAACAGCGTTGGATCGTACAGTTACCAGTCCAACCAGGGCGCTCGAATGGATCTGCTTGTGTTCGCTGCGCGTTCGTACATGTTGGCCATTGAACAAACATTGTCAATGAATAGCATTTTGCCACAAGGAACAATCGTCAAATTTGACGTGGAATCGTACTTAGAGGAAATGATTGACGGAGACATGGGCGAATCCGACGATATGAATCCACCACAAACCCCAACCATGGAGTCAGACTAGAAACATGTTGAAACTAATTTCGCACGACCTCACCCTTGACGCATCAAAAGTTGAAGGCGTACCGTCACGCACAGTTTCTGGCGTAGCCGTTCCATACGGCGTTGCCGCAACCGTAAGACGGAACAAAAGTCATATTCGAGGCAGGCAGTCTGCCAACCGATGGAAAAGCCCCAAAACTTTATGTCAACCACGATTCCGAACAGGCCGTTGGCATTGTCACCGAGCGCGTAGAAACCAGCGATGGAATGATGTTTTCCGCACGTTTCAGCAAGACTTCACGCGCCGAGGAAGCATTACAACTAAGCCTTGATGGGGTCATTGATTCAGTCTCGGTTGGCGTGAATCCATTGAAGTTCAAGATTAAAGACGACGGCACAATGGTCGTACAGGCTGCCGAATGGATCGAATTATCGCTAGTCACTGGCCGCCCAGCATTTGCTGACGCAGTGATCACACAAGTCGCCGCAAGCGAAGGCGAGAGTATCCCACAAGAAGAAACCGAAATCACTAATATTCAAATAGAAGTTCCAGAACAGGAGAAAGAAACCATGTCCGCAGAAACCCCAATCGAAGCAGCAATCCCA